CATATGAAAGTCTGCTGTAAATGGTGCTCATTCTGGTCATAGCCTCACCTCCGATTCTTCGGATGGCGCTGTGTGTGTATGAAAAGGGTCAGGCTTCACGGGCTGGATTTATCAACAAAGCACGTAGCGGATGATTCCCGTGAGGCCTGAAATTAAAAAGGCCGCCAATGGGCAGCCCTGTTTTAATGAAAAAAAACCGCTGACATCACGGGAAGCAGCGGCTAATAGGCACGGTCAAAGTTTTACTTATAGTTATTCGTCAAATATTGCATGAATGAAAAAACACATCAAACGCAAAAATTGAACACTTTTGGACAATGAGCTGAACACTCACGCTCCAGAAACGCAAAAGCCCCACGGTGTTATCCGCGGGGCTTGAAACGAAGGCGTTAACCCATCGTTGGGATAAAATTAACACAGATTCGGGAAAAGTAAATAGCTGGAATTAACTTCCATAACCGTTATCGTGTTATTTGTTTCAGTTGGTTTTCTGCCCATGCCTCTTCAATATCGAATTTCGTAATCAGCTGATCATAGAACGGTTTAACGGACTTCTTCCACGTATCCAGGCTGATTACATCCGTAATCTGGCAAACAGCTGCGTGGGCCTCAGTTGACGGGATGCGCTCATATCCGCGACCGCCACAGCGCTTGCAGGTGCTGAATACTGGAACGCCTTGCTGCTTCGTTTCCTTCTGATTCACCGCTTTCCCACGGCCACGGCAATCACTACATGCGCAACTGATGGCTTTTTTCCCTTTGCACTGAGGACAGAGAACGCGCGTTATCTCTTTTACCTCACGCCTGTTTTGGTGCTGCGAAGGTATCACCTTCAAACCAAACGCTTTTGATGCCTTAATGATTTCTTTTGCATGTGCCGGCGTATTGGTTTTCATACTGAATACCTCAGCATCAATAAAGCCCTCACCGTTGCAGCAATCGCACCGTTTTACACTGGCTGCGCTGCGGGAATAATCCTCAAATGCGAAGGTGGCCAACTGGTGCATCACCTGAGGCTTAACCCCGAAATCCAACTTACGCAGCGCGGCAACCTTGTCACATTTGGTCATCGCGTACTCAGCCAGCAGTCCGATAGCCCGATCCCGGTCGTTATTGCTTATGCCCATCTTGCCGAGGAAAGCACTGTACCCCATAGCAGCGCGTTCCTGAGTCATGCCTATTGCCGCCATGATGTCGGTACCGGTCAGTGAATCGGAGGCGGTAGCGCGCGGAGAATCGCTAATCAGCGTGGATTTTGCGAAGTGGTATTTCACTGTGTTTTCAAGGTTCATAGCGCTTCTCCAGCATAAGTTTTCACGTAATTCTTCAGTATTCGGTAGTCCGTCAGCACAGAGCCGGGAAAGTGATATAAGCGCAATCGTTGCCAACGAACGCGGAGGTGATCGGCAAAGTAGGATTCGAATGTCATGCGGCCTCCCTTGCTTTGACGAGTTGTCGCCTCAGCGCGCTGTAATGCTTTCTGATGGCTTCGAGTTCTTCGATGGTGTATCGGTGCGGGGTGTTATTGTTTTCGAGCGCCTCAACGCGTTCAGCCCCAATTTTCTCTATAAGGCCAAGGCGGTACTGCTGCTGATTGCCCGACAACTGCACGTTACAGTGGTGACATTGTTTATTGATATTGTCTTCGTGGTAGCGCAGGTGTGATGCCTTACCTCGCGATCGGTAATGCCCAGCTTCCCACTGGACAGTGTCGAACGTTCCGCAGCTGATACACGGCAGGTCATGGTCACGCTCTCGGATGTAGTCATTAACGACGCGCTGGGTTAAATCCTCCCAGTGCTTCAGCGGCTTAACTGCAGCTTTACGCTGGCGCCAGGCTGCACGTTCTTTCTTCTCAGTGGCGCGCTGCTTGGCAGACTCTTTGCGTTGTGCAGCCTCCCGGGCTTTTCTGACCTGCTCCTTGCCGACGGAGCTGGCGCACTCGTAACCGCAAACGGTCTGCGTTTCACGCACCGGATGGAACCATTGGCGACATTCCTTATTGGCACACTTACGGCGCGGTAGCTTAGCCATACTCACCCCCACGCCCTGTTTTGCCAGACTTTACTCGGGCGCGGCGCTTTCTCGCTTTCCGGCAACTGCACGCTGACAGTCCAGGTGATGTTGTCGCGATTAAGGCTGCGTTCTACCGTGGCGCCACGACGGCGATAACTGGCCACCAGCTCGTCGGCCTGTTCGGTTGTGCATTCGTGATGGTGAAACCAGGAATATTTCATCGCCATCACCCCGCAAAGCTCATGAGTTGCGCAGCGGCGTTTTCCGCTTCTCGCTGGTCCTTGAATGACCGGGACAATACCCAGCGCCACAGAACATCGAGCGCTGCTTTGTACAGTTGCTGGAACTCTGTTTCATCCATGTTGGCGAAGGCAATACTGCGGGGATGTTTGCGAAGAGTGCCGTCGGGCAGCTGTATGGCGTCGTAGTGACCGGATTCGACAATTACCCATGAACGGTAAGCATCAAAAGATTTGCAGACACTGATACTTCCTGCACGTCTGTCAGCGATTCGATCGAGGTAGTGCTCGGCAGCATCCAGCAGTGCGCCTTCGTTTCCACCAAATGCCGCGAGGAATTTAGCGTACCCGGTCACCAATTTACGTTCGTTGGAAGAAATCGCCCCGCCGGTGGGTTCCCAGTATTCAAACCCGAGATTCAGGAGCGCAAAGAAACGGCGATGGAATGCTGGATTCCTCACCTGACGAAATTCGGCTACCAGTACGGCACCAAGTTTGATTTTTGATTGCAGAATATCGCTGGTCTCCGGCGTCGCGGGGATCAGGATTCCTGAAGACTGCTTGATGAGTTGTAGTTCGTGCGCCATGGTTTCTCTCCGTGGCGCAGTAGGTTACGGTTGTTCAGACCGTTGATTTCATATTATCAGAAGGTGGAGTTACCCGGTAGCCGAGACGGCGGATAAATTGCACAAAACCATTGGGAGTAAAGACTTCTTCATCATCGAGCAAAGGTCGCATTGATACCATTCCATTAACGCGATAAATCAGATGCCTGCCAGATGAAGGAAAGCTAAACATAACACAACCATCAGAACGTCTGACAAGGTCGTACCAATGATCATCTGATGCCTGCAATGCTGAATTACTCACTTTTTATTCTCCCTTCAATCGACACAGACGCGGTTAAAAGTTGTCGGCAACAGCATCAAAGGGATACACATTTTCGGTATTCTGTTATCTGCGCGCCGGCTAACCCAAGTTCAATAAAACCAGTCGTCGGCGCTTTCCCATGTTTCCTGCAGGATTTCCTCCACCTTCGTTTTATCGCCCTTATCGCCACCGAAAACAGTCAGGCTATCGCCGCCAGCCCTGCGGATAACCAGAGAACAATTTTCATATTGATTCTGAAGTCGTTTAAGCAACTCTTTCTCAAGTGCAGGTATGGCGCCGCGCGGCAGGTCTTTTGATTTGTTGATGGTAAGTTCTATCTTCATAATTCCCTCTACATCAATATACTGTACATTTATACAGTATACCTATTGACCATCATATTCAAGTGGTTAATGGCACTTTTTGCCAAAGCCATGCCGTTGTATCTGCTAAGTTTTTCCGAGTGTTCGGAATTTACTAAATCAGATTAGTAAAACTGTCCAGACAAGAAAAAACCCGCAAAAGCGGGCTTTTCGACAGTAAGATTATGGATATACTAGCGGGAGGGATATGGGGGCAACGTCATCCAGTATTTAGGATCGACTTCCGCTTTTTTATCGAATCTACCATCATCGAGGTAAAACCATCCTTCGGTCTTGTACATAGCCAGTTCATAAACTCTATTTACATATGCCAATACTGGCAGTCCTCTTGGAGGAAATCCGCTTTCCCATTGGCGTTTTTGAGGAAGTTTATCTCGGTAGAAGCTTAACCTTTCCTTGAAAAAATCCTGCAAATAGGAAGGTTGCATGCTTGCAACCTCCTCAATGGGTACAAACTGTTCTAGCCACTCTTTGAATGCAACTCCTGAAGCCGCCAAATCAACGTTAACCTTGTCCTGCTCTTCTTTCGATTTTGCTGCGATGTTGAAATCAGACATAATGAATCCCCCTCGTTGCTTTGAGAGGGATTATACATCAATCAATGCCAGGTAAATTTCCATGGGTGACTGATACGTGCCTTTCGAACAGCTTCATCGATCTGATCTTGCGTAGGCAAATCGCCATGACATACGATGATGGCATGTTCTGGTGTGCATTGAATTGGAGTAAAATTAAGGTATGGATAATCTACTTCACTCTTCCCTCTCACGACCCCCATTTCACTATAAGTTACTTGTCTGCCTAGATTTATAACTTTAAATGAATCTGCTACATCCCCGTTCATACCATGACCAAACATAATGATTACGGACATTACACTCCCCTTCGTGAATTAGGTTCAAAGGAAGGTTATCAAGATATGCAACCAACAGGAAATTATTTACAATTAAATAGTTAAATATTTCAATAACTTAATATTATATTATTCTATTTATGCGGCGATTTCTTTCTGCTGACAAAGTTCCGGTAAATTGGCTCGAACCAATGCTTCAGCGAACGGCGGTGGCACCGCGTTACCGCAGCGGGCAACCTGCTTGTCCTTCGCGTACTTCTTCCCCTGATAGTCTTGGTCGATGATGTACCAGTCCGGGAATCCCTGCGCGCGTTATAGCTCATATGGTTGCAGCATGCGCGTGTCAATATCAACGATGCGGTAATTTATGCAGTCTACTGACAATGGTCATTCGACCTCCTTAACGTAATTCGCTGAATACAGGAAATCGAAGGTGCATTTCTGCATCTGTGACAAGGTGAGGAGTTCAGATTGCGGCCGCATTTAAGTCCCCTTAAATGCGCAGAAGTCACCGGAGTTGTTTAAACTCTGATGACTTAATTATGGAGGGTTGATTTAAGAAAATTAATTTGCGAATAGTGACAAAACTCTAATTAAGGCATCCAGCCTTCACCGCAATTTCCTGTCTCTCTCATCCACTCATGACCGCATTCTGAGCACTTGTAATAACGCTCGTTTGCTTCGCGTCCATGATGGCTGAAGTTAACAGATTTATCACCTTGCAAGACCATGCATGCAATAGGAGGATCCCTTCGTCCGAGAGGTTGTTTATTACACACTTCACAAGTCATAAATTTCGGGCCTCACACGTTATTCGCCTGTACAAAAGATTATACCGACAAAAAAATGATTAAGATGCAAGCGAAATGTAAAACATGTGTATACCTCTGAAATCCGTCCTAGGTGATTTATATTTTAGCGTCAAACCCTACATGATGGGACGCAACTTCAGTAAATTTACGAACAACATCCATGGCGAAATCACCTCTCTCAGCAATTTTCCAAACCCAATGTACCACCTGCTCTGCGTTCGTTAGGCGGGAAAGAGGAATTGAATAAACCTGACCATGGATGTCTATTACCTCAAGCTCATCAAGGCATACCTTAACCAGATCATCAAGCTCTCTTTCTCTTTCAAGAATCCTTGTAATGCTCATGCTATTTTCCACTTCCACCTCCTAATAAGCTATTTTGATCAGCCATTTCAATGTAACGAGGATCCGATGGCTTCGGTAAAGTTATTGACGCTTCCCGATAAAAGTTCAACCTCTCCAAAAAATAATCTCGCAAATGCGCTACCTGCTCAGCGATAACCGGCATGTTCAGGCGCTCTTTGTACGCTACGCCACTGGCAGCAAGGTCGACGTTAACCTTGTCCTGCTCTTCTTTCGATTTTGCTGCGATGTTGAAATCAGGCATAGTAATAACCTAAAAAATCTCCAAAAGCATTGATAATCGATGAAATAACAATCATCAAAACACCATAAAGTATATTTCTCGACACCGCCCTACCTTTTGGGCTTGTTACTACCAAATTCCCATCTTCATCCTCATGCCCGAATGCAATAGCCGCCTCAGAACGAGACAGGTAAACTCCTTGAGCAAAAAGAGGGGATAATGTCAAAAGAGTTCCAATCATTATCCCCATGCAACCAAATCTGGGTAATATAGACCACTGTTTTAAGCAGTAAGAAGCAACAACCCCAGCCGCCATAGTTAATAGCCAGGCAGAGATCATTATGGGTTTGCTTGAAAGCCATTTAATATATTTATCAAAAAAATGGATATCATGCTTACTTGGATTATTTCTCATACTCCCTCCACAGAATGGCGAGAGTATATCACTTCACCTCCTGCTGCGGTGCTGCTGAATGATGCCCAAGACCTTCGTCTGTGAACGAGATGATTACCTTTGTAGAGTCAGCGCACTGAGGTTCCTCGCCATGCCTGAACACAAAAAAACTGCAGCCATGTATCTCGGCCAGTCGTTCTGCCTCTACCTTCCAACCATCCGGAGCTACCGGAGAGTTGCCAGCCTGTTTGAAGTTTGGCTTCGCATCCTGAACCAACAGAATGTAGCCATTCTTTGCCGCGTCCAGTTCAGATATTTCAGTTACAGTGCCGAAATAACGATGGCCAGCATCTGTATCACAGGTGCTGACGTCTACGGATACCTCCATGCCTTCGATGTGTTTAAGCAACTCTCCAGTGTCAATTGCTGGATTAGCGGTAGGCGTATTCATGTGGTTATTCCATGAGCCAACTTCGTCCAGTTGTTCGGAATTATCGAACGACTGAAGCATGGCTGCGCGGCAGGCGTCTTCGCTATCGCCAAATATAGCTGCTTCCAGCACATCGATAGCCTGCGAAGGCGAGTGAGCGTATTTGTCAAATGACGGCCCCTTGATGCGCTGAGCAAGTTTGAATAATCGCTTTACCTGTGCGTGATACAGTTCACTAAGATGACGATATTCATCCGGCACTCCCGTCTCTGCGTTCCTTGCTTCCAGCACCCCATCAATCACCTTCACCGCATCAGCCATTGCGTAGCCGAGATTACCGCCGTCGCTTTGTGCTGCTGCTTTGCTGAGTATTTCGCTTATCTGGTGCAGGCGATCGAGTGATACAGGACCGTTCGCCGGGTGGTTAGTTGTCATGGATTAGTCCTCAACATTTTTGCCACACATTGGGCAATGATTAAATTTATTGGCAAATCCGGGATGAGGAATTGCAAAGTGCCGTGTGCGTTCATTCCAGTCCTCAACTTTCCGTTTAAATAGGGCCTCTCTTTGCTCCCAATCACCCTCGTAAATCCTCGTCGCCCCGATCATCCCTGTTACGCAGCGAAGGCATCCACTAGCCATCTCACTCTCCCTTCACGCCAATGCCAGCGGCGGCTAATTCAGCGTTAACCTCTGCCTCCGGATAGGCGTAAATTGCTCGGTGCACATCATTGAAATCTCGACGATGCAAAACGCTAATAGGCTTCGGCAATTCAACCTCCCGCGCCTCCAGTTCAGCAATCCGCTTGGCTTGCCAGTCAACAAATTCAACCAATGAGCCTTTCAGTCCATAGTCTTTGCGCAGCATGTAGTAGATATCAGATTTCTGTTTAAGCTCCCTGCACTTGCTCTCGGCGTTAGCGAGCTGTACCGACAGATCGAGCACCTGCTGTTCCAGTTCTTCATAGGTTGGTTTCATGCTGGCATTCTCCCCACGATATCCATAACCCGGCGCATAACTGCACTTCCCCGAAAATCTGCTGGTAATTCAATCGCAGACTTACTCGAGCCGTATGAAAAACGCTGGAGATCGAAATCAATCACAGCCTTCTGGTCCCGGAACAAACCAAGACGACCGTAACGAATGAGTTCGCCGCGTTCGGCTGCTACGCGGAAATACTTCTCCGCTGTTTGGCGATGCAGCGACAACATCTGTGATGCCTCGCTAACGGTCAAACGACCGCGGATTTTCACCTCTTCGATGATCACCCGGATAAGTGCCGCCTGCTCTTCTGGTGTATTTGGTCTTGGCATGCTTACCCCCTGAATCCGGTTGGGATGGTTTTATCTGGCTCGGAAATGCGGTTCACATCCCTGCCCGTTTTGCGGTCGTTGAGAGCGAACTTCGGTTTGAACAGTCCCTGGTACCCGTTGGCGATACTGGTGTTGATCACATCAACCGGGTCATGCCCTTCGTCCAGGCATGCCTTCAGCAAGCTGAAAGCCTTGATGACGGTCAGCTCGGTTTTAATGGACTTGCCTGACTGCTGGCGATATGTGACCCATTCTTTCCACGACGCAGCATTCAGCCATTCGGGAAGCTCGACATCCAGCGGGTTGAATTTTGCTGACCTATCTTTTTTTGCAGATTCAGAACCGCCGATGATCAGAACTCCCTGTTCAGTACGCCTTACGATGTCGCTACGGCGTAACACGCAAATGCCCATCTCAACTGCGCCAAGTTTCAGTAGAGATTTTTGGCGTGGGGAATTTCGATCAAGCTCGATACCACACTGAGTCCCATGTCCATCAGTCACGACGATATCAATCCTCCCTTCACACCCATCACCGCGTTCAGGAACCGGATACTCACGGTGAAAATCCAATCCGACAGCTTGCAACGTGGCGATCGCAGAATCGTGAAATTCCGATGCCGAACCCCCCGATAATTTCCCTTCGAGTAGACCGGCAACGTAATCCCGAAAAGCCCTTCCAGATGGGAAGGGTTTGGGTTGGGTTAGATCTGTATTTATATTTGTATTTGGAAGAATGTCTTTGGTGTTCCCTGTTTTCAGGGATACCTCTCCCTGTTTTTGGGGATGGTTATCCCCGTTTTCAGGGATGGCTGAATGGGTAAAATTGCTATCCCTGAATTCAGGGATGGTAATAACCCATGTAACAACTTCAGCAGCAGGAAACACCGCTGGACACTTCGTGCAATTTGGCTTGGTATACGCCCATTTATCCAGGCTGGTGTTAATCCCTATGTATCTGGTTTGCCCAATTCGGCGCAGGATGATGATGTTCCGATAGGCAAGGCTAAGCACGGCTTCAGACACGTGTTTCACCTTCAGCGTCGTTTTGTCTGCAATGAGGCTATTGGCGATGCGGTCTGATTTCTTAGACCAGCCATAGGTCAGGCGAACGATAGCATTCAGCACCCGGAACTCGCGCCCGGATAGCTCGACGATACACAGGGCATCCTGAATCTGGTTGGCTAAGCGTAGATAGCCTTTCTCCAGCTCAGCCATGCTGCTCTCCTGTTTCCCCTGCTGTGTGGGGAATTTGAATATTTCAGCGGTATTTGACATACTGTTCTCCGCAATTACGCACAGTTTTTGCACCTGAAGGCCGTTGGTGTTCTAGCACCGCGGCTTTCGCCATTTTTGAGTCAGTCATACAACCCCCAGCATCATCTGCACCATCTCCATCAGCGGACCGGTTAAGCCAGGGTCAACGCGGTACATCTCCACGATCCCCTCGCTCAGCTCTTTCAGCTTCTGATGACGCGGCGCATCCATCGCGACGGCAATCTTCGCTTCGCTGGTTTCCTTCTCCATACGCGCCAGGCGAGCCATAATGTTGTCTTCTGGCAGCAGGCGGTTGCGGAACTCAATCGGCAGAACTGCGAGGATTGCGGGAGTCAGCTGGCGAACGTTTTCGCGGTACCGTTCGCTGTTGAAATGGTTATCCAGGAAGCGGAAAAGCTTCTGGCGCTGTCGGCTGAGGTCACCAGAGAAAGTGATCTCGTCACCCCCTTGCGCCCGGTACTCTTCGATGATCAGAGCCGTAACTACGTCCTGACCATCTACACCCGCCCACGCACGAACGGCATCGCGGATCTGGTCATGTTTATCTACCAAAACAGGTTGATTGCGATTTATCATCGCAGCCGGTTGATATCCGCTATTTTGATGAAGTGACAGTGACTGCATGGTTATGCCCTCGCCTCCTGAACTGGTAACCCATCCGTAGGGTTGAGGTACAAATCAGGGCGTAACTCATGTGGAGTTACACCTGTAGCATTGAAAATAGGAATGACACGGTTAGCCGGTACGAATCCATTGTCACGGTGACGCCAGTGACTGACCGTCATTGGGGATACATTGAGCTTTTCTGCTAAACGGGTTGCACCCCCTACGATGCATATTGCTTTATCAAGTGCTTTCATATTTGGCTCCAAGTAATAACGAACCAAATTAAACATTATGTTTACATTCAAGTCAACATTATGAATGTTGAGGCGATAAACTTTTAGTTTAGAATCTTGATATATGAGAAAAAACACACACCAAACAGATAACCCGCAGGTTCGGCGGTTAAATGAAATCATCGAGAAGAAGCGCATATCCAAAGCGGATATAGCGAGAATCTGTGGTGTGAGCGCACAATCAGTCAACAACTGGTTTGTCAGAGGAGCGATAGGAAAAAGCTCAGCAATAAAACTTGCCGATGCGCTAGGCGTAAGTCTTGAGTGGGTTCTAGGTCAGGACGTGGATGCTAAGGACGGTTTGAGACACGACGAACGGAGACTGTTGGAACTCTATAATCAACTCCCAAACGAAGAAGAACAACAGAACATGTTGCGGATCGTATCTCTGCGATTGAAAGAACTCGACGAACTGTACGCCAAGTACATGGGGCGGCGGATTAAGGGTGATGTGGAGTAACACTTCTCAGACACACAGGAAGCATGAATAGAAATGGATAGTGAAAAAGAGATATCTGGAAAGATAGCCTTTATGTTTCCGGCTAAGTTCAACCTGGAAGGCGCGAGAGCACCCACATTGAATTTCACCGTTCGCGATGATGGTGTTATAGCTATGAGTGTCGGCATATCTTTTCTAGAACTGAAAAATACCCTGCCTTATTTTGTGAGCCTCAAGCTTGCCGACCCAAACTTACAAGATGTACCCATATCCTCATCTATGGATGCCATCCCTGAAAACTACATTGACCCAGTAAAGAGATCTTCCTTTCTCACAGCAAGCTTTTATTTTAACCCAACGTTAAATGGTACCTATCGTTTCACCTGTGAACTTCTCAATCCCTATGATAGTGAAAATCCCCTTGATAGCATGAGTGTTTTCTTCAATGTTTTGGGGGTGGCGTAATCCTATGGCAGCTAAAGACTACGTAAGACTCGTAAGCGCTACGTCTCCAGAAGACTTGGTGGATGGACATGAGGAGGATAATAAGTCATCATTTCATGATGGTAATGGTGGAGGTGGTAACATGCTTGAAGCCAGAGTAGCTAAACTGGAAGCTGATATTAGCTATATTCGACGTGATGTTGATGAGCTTAGAATAGATGCGAAATCAATTAGCCAAAACATGACTATTGCTCTTGAGAGACTGGAAAGTATTAAAGCCTCTCTCGATAAAAAACCTTCAACCGATACAGTAGATAAAAAAATATCTGACGCAAAACTAGCCGTCTTACTTGGAGTTCCGACCCTCATCGCAATAATGACCGGCCTCTACAAACTAGCTCAGCATTATCTTTAACCCGGCCACAGCGCCGGGTTTCTTTTGCCTACCCTTTTCGCACTTCCTCAGCTGCAAACCTGAACACCTGTCGCCAAAAATCGTTCTGCTCAATATCCCCCAGCGACTCAAGCATTGAAATGATCGCCTCAGTAGTTGGCGCGTCTCCATGTGATATCAGATTCAGCGTCGCTCTACCTACCGCCTGACATACATCGTTGTAACCCACGTAGAACTTTTCCATAGCCCGCCCTAATCGATTTTTTTATAACCACAAAATAGACCACAAAACATACTACTCGTGCCAACGAGCGCAACCAACTAAACTTTTTGTTTATACAAAAACACTCATTATGTTGACACGAAAATAAACATTGTGTTTAATTACTCCATCAACACAACCACCGAGGCAGGACGCCCACGAAGTAGCCGTCCGGGGCATACGAAGACCGGAATGAGGTGGTGAGATTAACGCGCAGTAGGTTTGAAACGTTCCGCCAGCCTGGCGACAAGGGCAAAACAGAGAAGTGAGCTTCGCGGTGGTGAACTGCAGAGTTAAAACGCTCAACTGTGAAGATCAGCATCACGGCGCCACCAGCGAAGTTCACTCAGAAAAACTGGAGAACATCATGGTTCATCAGCACTACGGTACACAGACAGTAAACCGCGGCGCAGTTCAGCCGGGGATGCTCGTCAAACACAAAGACTCAACCTGGACGGCATCAGCTAACGCTCGCGGACGTTTGTATCTGCATCGCGGCGTGGAGATGACTTACACCAAGGATTTGCTGGTTGAAGTTTATCTGAACGGTCTGGGGCATGGACTCAGCCATTAACGGAGAGTGTCATGCAAGACAAGAAATGCGGCTACTGCGGTAAGCCGGTTAAACCAGAGGACGTAATCAAAAGCACCCTTCTCTATCGCAACGGCTCACAGCTGGCGCGCAAAGAGAAAGAGTATTGTTCCAAACGTTGCGCTTCGCACGACCAGATGGCTCACGAAGGCTAACGTAAAACCCGCGCAAGGCGGGATCTACGTCCGGTGGTACCGACCAAAGTTACACCGGAAACAACATTAAAACCAAAGTTAACCCAATGGGCGCTATCAATGGTCCGGGGATTCTAACACCCAAAAATGAGGATCTCACATGGAATTCTTTAATGTGGTTAAAGCCACTCAGAAATCCGGAAAGCAAGATGCAGTGGTCTGGTTCACTGCCAAAACCGAGGCTCGCGCCAATCTGCAGTTGGATGTTGCACTGGAAGATGCTGGTATCGAAACCGGGCGCGGTAAGGATTACGCCAAGCCAATTCGCACTGATTTCCCGGTTGTTGATGACCTGCCAGAAGAAGGTGAAGTTGATTTCACCTGGTGCGATCGTTACGAACTGGCCGAAGACCAGCGCACCTGGAATGTTAAACAACAGGCTGAAGATGAGTCTGTCGACGACGCGGATACTGAAGACAGCGCCGCAGAAGAATCTCAGCAGCCAGATCAGCCGAACCTGATCGTCGTAGCTACCCTGCCATTCCGTCAGCGCGTACTGGCTCAGTTCATCGGTGATGGTGAATATCTCTATCACATCGACGCTGGGCAGAAAAACGAGATTGTCCGCCTTGAGATGGACACTGATGACACGTACATCCAGAACCTGCTGCTGGCTGCTGAGAATGTGGAAGCATTCAAAAAAGCCATTGAGCACGATATTCATAAAGTCGTAAATGCCGTTAAGAAAGTCTTCCCTGTCGACGGTAAAAAACCGGAGCTGGCAACAGTTATTCAGTTCCTGACGGTGTGGTTCAAAACTGAATACATCGATCGCGGCCTGCTGGTTAAAGAGTGGAGCCAAGGTAATCGTGTAACAACCATTAATCGCACACCTTCAGGTGCGAACGCCGGCGGCGGAATTATCTCTGACCGTAAATTCCCGCAAACCATTCTCGGTCTGGAGCATGAGATTGCTCTGGCGCTACGTGCCCGTGACCGCGAATTTGATATTTACAACGTCCCTCTGGATATAGAACTGCTGGCAAACTCCATTATGAATAAGATGGACGATCCCGAATGGCTGGCGACTCGAGAGAGATTCGTTTCAATGCCTGGTGGCCTGGACTACTCACGTGCCTGCATCATCGCAACAGTAAAAACCACACCAGAAGGGCTTTACGCTGATCCTGCAAAACACCAAGAATATTTGAATAGAGTACTGACGGAAACCGACCACGCCAACCCAGATCCATTGCTCGTTGATATAGCCTGCGGTCGTTCGTCTATGCCTGTACCTATGAAACAGGAAAAAGTAACGGCCGAAGAGGTAAACAAAATTCTTGCAGCTTCCCGCGGCGAATATGTCGAGGGGATTAGTGACCCTACAGACCCGAAATGGATCACAGAAGACCTCGCATTAACCGCCCAACAAATAGATGACCGTTCACCACTTAATGAGGACACCACCAGCGATGTGCAGATGGAAGAAACTGTCAGTGATGAAGAACAGGCTGGTGATGAAGTGCAGCCAGGCGAAAGCAGTCTGGAAACTGGTGAAGAGTCACATACCGGCCAGCAAGCCGATGTGAACCAGAATACGGATTCTGTCGCCCAAAATAGCGATTCTGTAAACCAAACTGAACCAGTTGCGGCACAAGCCGAGCCAGAAGCTCAATCTGACGAACCGGCAGTTGTTTACCCTGCTTACTTTGAGCCAGGCCGCTATGAAGGTTTGCCGAACGAGGTTTATCACGCAGCGAACGGAATCAGCAGCACGCAGGTAAAAGATGCCCGCGTTAGCCTGATGTACTTCAATGCGCGCCACGTTGCCAAAACGATCACCAAAGAGCGTTCTCCGGTACTGGACATGGGTAACCTGGTGCACGGCCTTGCGTTGCAGCCAGAGCAGCTTGATGAAGAGTTCAGCGTTGAACCGATGATCCCGGAAGGCGCGTTCACCACAACGGCAACAATCCGCGCGTTTATCGATGAGTACAACGCCACCCTGCCAGCGCAATTGAGCGCCGACGACATCAAAGCGTTGTTGGAAGAATACAACGCCACTCTGCCTGCTCAGGTGCCACTGGGTGGTTCAGTCGAGGAAACTGGTCAGAACTACATGTCGCTGCCAGAAGAGTACCAGCGGATCGAAGCGGACCAGAAGCAGACCGCAGCGGCGATGAAAGCCTGCATCAAGGAATACAACGCCACTCTGTCTGCTCAGGTGAAAACCAGCGGTAGCCGTGATGCGTTACTCGAGCAACTGGCAATCATCAATCCTGACTTGGTTGCACAGGAGGCGCAGAAGCCCCAACCACTGAAAGTGTCCGGTACCAAATCAGACCTGATACAGGCCGTGAAGTCTGTTAATCCGGACGCCGTCTTCGCCGACGAATTGCTGGATGCTTGGCGCGAGAATCCGCAAGGAAAAGTGCTGGTCACCCGTCAGCAACTAAGCACCGCGCTGGCTATTCAGTCGGCATTACTGGCACACCCAACCGCCGGGATGCTGCTTCAGCATCCGAGCCGCGCTGTTGAGGTGAGCTACTTTGGCTTTGACGACGTAACCGGTCTGGAAGTCCGCGTTCGTCCGGATCTGGAGATCGACCTGGATGGCGTTCGCATCGGTGCCGACCTGAAAACCATCAGCATGTGGAACATTAAGCAGGAAGGTCTGCGCGCCAAACTGCACCGGGAAATCATCGACCGTGACTACCACCTGAGCGCGGCTATGTATTGCGAGACCGCAGCACTGGATCAGTTCTTCTGGATTTTCGTCAACAAAGACGAGAACTACCACTGGATCGCCATCATTGAGGCATCAACCGAACTGCTGGAACTGGGCATGCTCGAGTACCGCAAGGCGATGCGCGCTATCGCTACCGGTTTTGACACTGGCGAGTGGCCAGCGCCGATCACCGCAGACTACACCGACGAACTGAACGACTTCGACCTGCGCCGCCTTGAAGCGCTGCGTACTCAGGCATAAGGGGAAAAGAACATGTCTACTGCAATTACTACCAACGAAAACAAGACGCAAATGATCGATAACATCTCAATTTTGACTAATGGGGAACTTTTCGACCGCCTACGCACCTTGTCGACAGTGATGGCAAATAGTGGCGCTTTTGTACCTGACCACTTCCGCGGAAAACCAGATGCCTGCATGGCTGTGGTCATGCAGGCCGCACGATGGGGTATGGACCCCTTTGCCGTAGCTCAGAAGACCCACATCGTCGGTAATAGCGGAGTATTGGGATACGAAGCTCAACTGGTTAATGCGGTTGTTACCAACATGTCGCCTACAAAAGATCGCCTTCATTACGATTGGTTTGGTCCATGGGAAAACATAATTGGTCGATTTGTAGAGAGAACCAGTTCTAAAGGCAATAAGTACATCGCACCCGGTTGGGATTTAAAGGATGAGGCCGGTGTAGGAATTCGTGTGTGGGCAACTATGAAAGGAGAGGATGAACCACGCGAACTGGTACTCATGCTTTCTCAGGCTCAGGTTCGTAATTCGACACTATGGGCAAGTGATCCGCGTCAGCAGCTCGCTTATCTCGCGGTAAAGCGCTGGGCTCGCTTGTACTGCCCTGATGTGATTCTCGGTGTTTACAGTGCCGATGAAGTCGAAGAACGAGAAGAAAAAGTTATTAACCCTGGCTCAACCCAACGAATGAGCGTTGCTGAAATCGCAGGTGACACCGTCACAACTACGCAAAGCGCACACGAATCGTCGGTAAATATCGACGCTCTTGCCGATGATTTCCGCGAGCGCATCGAGGCAGCACAGGATGTTGATAGCGCCAAAGCACTGCGCGCTGATATCGAAAGCGCGAAGGCCTCGCTCGGATCTGCCCTGTTCACCGAGCTGAAGAATAAGGCAGTGAAGCGCTACTACCTGGTTGATTCACGTAACAAGGTTGAAGCCGCGATAAACTCCCTGCCGTCTCCGGATGAACCGGATGCAGCTGAACGGTTTGGGGAAGTTGAGCGAGTTCTTGCAACGGCGAAACGTCATCTGGGCGACGAACTGCACGATCAGTTCAGCATCACCCTGGCGGATATGAAACCGGAATACGTGGCCTAAGGGAGGCGGGAGGGCGAACCCTCCCGGTAACGAGATGAGTAAATCTTTAAACGCACGCTGCATCCGCCGCTGGGAAATTGAGTTCAAAGGACGTTGCGATTCGAAAGTAAGTCCTTGGTGGCGCAAACACCACCTTCGCGGTTACATCCGGGAATGCGCCCTGACAACTGCCGACTGCATGGTTGAGCGTATGGCTGAGGACAACGCTCTGGT